AGTATGGGGTCTGCGTGGGTTGGGCAAAAGCGCACCGACCCCTTGGAGGTGCCGGGTGAATGGGCCAATGAGTTGCACATCGGGCAGCAACGCCGCAACCTGCGGGCCTCTAGCGTTCGTAAACACCTATCCTCGCTCTGTGAGCAGGCAGCGCCATACGGCTCTCTTTACGCGTGGCTGACGAACAACTTTACAGGCAGCCCGCAACTGAACTGGCACAAGCTGTGTTCAACACTAGGGGCCGTTTGGGGCAACGGGCGTTGGGGGGCGTACACTACAGCGGAGCTTTTGTGTAAAGTGGGCGGCCTACCCGCGACGCCCTGTACGTTTGGCATGGCCGGGGCGACGGGCCCGCGCCAGGGCGCAGAACTTTTGGCGGGGCGCGAGCTAGATGCTTCTGTGGCAGCACAGGTCGGGCAGGAAATGCAGCGCAGATTGCAGTCACACGTGGACGTACGGCTCCCCTGGATAGACAAAATTGACCATGCTGTTGTTGAATCCTGCCTGTGTGACTTCTACGGCCTTTGGCGCGGGAACTACTACTCGGGGCGTGATATTGACCGTATGCAGTACCGCATCAACATGAACCCACAAGGGTTGGGCGACCTGTCTGCGGTGTGGGATGCACGGTCAGAATGGCTTCCCGATACCCACCTTGGTGAACTAAACGGATGGGACGGATACCGCAAAGACTTCTTAGATGTGTATGCAAACGATGGACGGATCATCCCCGGCTCTCGTCGCCCTGGTCGGAGTGCCCGCGAGCGGCAAGACGACGATCATGCGTGAAGTTATTAGGCGCTTGGGCCCTGACGACGCGACGACATTTAAGTTCAAAAAGCTCAAGGGCTACTACTGGCAGGACCCTGACCTGTACCTGTTGGGACGTTACGAGGGGGAGGACTTTGATGGGACAGACCAGCTACCCTTCGATGTTACCCCTGACGTTGAAGCGTTCCTGCAAAAACTAGAACAGGGAGTCGTGCTGTTTGAAGGGGATCGGCTGACAAATAGCACAGTTTTACAGGCTGCACCACGGCTGCACGTATTTACCGTACAGCCGCCCGCACACGTACTCAGAGAGCGCCACAACGCCCGCAAACAAAATGGCAACGGGCAGCCCGAGCGGTGGCTAAAGGGCCGCAAAACAAAAATAAGCAACGTGCTAGAACGTCACGATGCCACGGAACTGCCCTGGGCCGACGCCGAAGAATCAGCGTCTATCTTGATCCAAAAATGCCAAGAAGCTCATGCCTAACAGCCACTTCGTAGCGTTAGAAGATGGCGAGCCCAAAGGTGCCGACCACGGCGAACCACGCGAGGACGATATGAGCATTGTCATCGTGGACGGCGAACCAAAGTATTGGAAGCGGGACGACAACGGCGAACGCGCCTGCGGGGCAAAGCGGACGGGATGGCAAGACCACAAGATGCGGTGCCGCGCCTTTGGCAACCTAGACAACGACAACAACCGATGCCAACACCACGGCGGCACGACGCCACGTGGGCTTGAGTCCCCGCACTTCCAGCACGGTGGGTACAGCCAATACCTCCCCGACAGCCTTGGGGACCGCATGGATGATTTTATGAAGGACCCGAACATCGCCAGTGTCCGTGAAGAGTTGGCGTTGCTTGGCACGCGCCTTAGCAGTAAGCTGGAAGAATTAGAAGATGGCCCTAGCCGTGACCTGTGGGGACAGCTAGAGGATGCGGTCGATGAGCTAGAAGCCGCCCGCAGGCGTGGCGACGGCGATGCCGTTGCCGCGTGCTTGAACCAGATTACCCGTCTGGTGCGTAACGGAGCCCAAGAACAGGAAAAGTGGGAGGACGTGTTTGATATTGTTGAACAGCGCCGGAAACTGGCTGAAACTGAGAATAAGCGCATGAAGCAGTCCAGCAATACGCTGACGGTGGAAGAAGCCAGTATGCTCGTTGAAGTAATGACGGGCACTGTTATGGACATTTTAGAGCAGTACGATGTGCCCCCTGACGCATACGAGCAACTAAACAATGCGACCCGAAGGCTCCTCGACCAGTGATCTATTGGACCGCGACGAATCGCTGTTCGAGCGGTCCCTAAAAGAATTTGCAGACAACGTAAGTCCTGAACGCCGTGCCGACACCGGGCCTTGGGCAGAGTTCGTACCAAAGGCGTTCGGCTGGACAAACTTTGCGCAGCGGCATAGTGATTTGTGGTCGTGGGCGTGGGAGGTCGAGTATGAACAGCCCCAACGCCCCTTCATCGGCGTGTGGCCGCGTGGCGGTGGAAAGTCCGCTAGCGTGCACGCCATGATGCCGTCCCTTGGCGCACGTGGGGTCATTCGGTACGTCCTGTACGTTAGTGCTACACAGGAACAGGCCGACAAGCACGTTGGCGAGATTGCCAACATGCTTGACAACGAGTACCTGGACGAGCACTACCCAAAGCTCACGCAGCGGAAAGTCAACAAGTACGGGCAGGCCGTCGCGTGGCGGCGGGACCGCCTAGCGACGGCGAGCGGGCTGACGGTCGATGGGCTAGGACTGGACGTGGGGGCACGTGGCATTAAGTTCGAGGACCGTAGGCCCGACCTAATCATCTTTGACGATATTGACCAGGAAGATGATACGGTCGTCACCACAGATAACAAAGAGGACAAGCTGACCCGCAAGATCCTACAGACGGGAACAGCTAAAACCAAGGTGCTCGGCCTGCAAAACCTAATCATCCCGCACGGCATCTTTGCACGCATCACGAGCGGGGAGGCCGATTACTTAGTCAACGCCGAGATCAGTGGGCCTGAACCTGCCATCGAAGGGCTTGAATATGAGCAGGTCAGCACCGACGACGGCTATGAATACAAAATCACGGGCGGCACGCCCACCTGGGACGGGCAAGACGTTGAGGACTGCGAGGTGCTGATGAATCGGGTGGGGCCTAGCAAGTTCAAAATCGAGTGCCAGCACGAGGTCGAGGTCCAGCGGTCGGGTATGTTTGACCACATCGACTACCGCCGCTGCGACCAGGGCGACGTGCCGTGGGGCCAACTGGACCGCATCGTGGGGTGGCTCGACCCCGCTGTGACGAACACGGACAAAAGCGACTGCCAGGCCATGCAGTTTGGCGCGGTGGGCCCTGACTACGAGCACCCCTCCGACATAGCGATTTACATGATCTATAGCTATGAGCAACAGGGAAGCCCTCGCGGCCTGTTGCAGCGGGCCTTGCTAAAGTCTGTAGAGCTAGGGGCAGACAAGGTAGGCATCGAAACGGACCAGGGCGGTGATACTTGGCAGGACACCTTTGAGCGTGCCTGGCAAGAGCTTGTTGAAGATGATTCCGTTGAACAGATAGACCAGTGGACGCCGAAGCCCGCCTACGCTGAGGACAAGGCCGGGCGCGGCTACGGGTCAAAGCGCAGCCGTGGGCAGCAGATGTTGGCCGGGTACGAGCGGGCCGATATTATCCACGTGCGAGGCACGCACCAAGTGCTTGAGGACGCCCTTAACAGGTACGACCCGCCCAAGGGGCGTCCACTGGACCTCGTGGATGCTGGCTTTTGGACTTGGAACGACCTATCGGCCCGTGTGAACTTCACGTTCACATGATCTCAAAACTAACATAGCGGACGGCTGTATGCTAGCTGCAACGTCACTTCAAAAGAAGTAACATCGCCGTGGGCGTTTTTTCGTGGCTGTACCAAAAAGCTGTCGCCGGGCTCGACTTTTTGGGGTATGACAGCGCCCCGCAGATTACAAATTATTGGGACATGGCCCAGGAGGCGTACATGGAAAATCCGTACGCCCACAGTGCCATCAAGCTCACAGCGCAAAGCGTTGCCGATATTCCTGCCCGCCTGTACCGTATTCAAGACAGCGGCGTAACGCAACGCGCCCTAAAGGAAGCGCCCCGCGTCCACAGTGGCAACCGTCAGGCAATTAAGCAGCGAGCGGTTCAGCGTGAATGGCAAGACCTGCAAGAGCAGTACAAGGGGCAAACGCAGTATGAAGCTGTCGCCAGGCACTTTGCCAAAAAGGAACTGATACGGCAGGACATTATAGAGCCCGTCGATAACCATGAGATATACGGGCTCCTGCGCCGCCCCAACGACTACACGCAGCGTAGCTTTCAGGAGTTTATGGT